AAGGAGTTCCCTGATATGCTAAAGGTAAGGCCTATCGTTGTTGACAATGATATGGTTGTACTTGGGGGAAATATGCGCTTGAGAGCCTGTATGGAAGCAGGGCTAAAAAAAGTACACATTATCAAGGCATCGGACTTTACCGAGGAACAAAAGCGAGAGTTTGTTATCAAAGACAACAGCAGCTTTGGTGAGTGGGATTGGGATCTATTGGCCAACGAGTGGGAGATCAACGATCTCAGCGAGTGGGGGCTTGATATACCGGCATCTTACTTTGACGAGGATGTTGAGCCGGAGTTTGATATGCAGCAGCTCGACAAGGATCTCGACATCTACATCAACAACAAGATTAAGCAAATTGTGATGTACTTGGACAGCGATCAGTATGAGTATGCTTTGAACAAGTTTGATGAGATAATGCAGGATCGTGGGTTGGAGAGCAACACGGATGTTATTTTAGCGTTACTTGAGGAGTATGAAACTAAAGCATAAATGGTTAGCCCTTGTTCCCAGCAAGGGCAGACCTGATGAATTTGCGAAAAGCTGCAAGCCTTTGCTTGAAACTCTGCCGATTGACTCGGCAGTTTTACTTGAGGCCAGCGACTACGATAAGTATGATTACCCGAACAAGATCCTACTCGACAAAGAGAACCAAGGCATCGGGTACGCTATACACTTTGCAAGATTGTGGGCAGAGGAGAACGGCTATGACGTAATCTTTAAGATAGACGATGACGTAACCAAGATAGGAACTATCCACGAAGATCTTGAGATTATTGATCGTTACCTACATAAGTACGATGACCTCGCAGGAGTAAGCTTTCCTTATTCTTTTGAGTTTTACGACATTAGTGAAAAGAAACTATTCAGCCACATTAACAAAAGGTTCCAAACTTGCTATATAATAAAGACCAAGTTTTTTAAGACAACCACAAGGCTCAAGCAGATAGAGGACTTCTTCTATTATATGATGGCGATTAGGCAGAACGGTTGGGTTCTACGTTGTAGTAAGCACCCGATGCACACCGCACCGGTGGGCAGTAATTCGGGTGGTGCTCAAATGTTTGATCGTGCGCAGCTATATCTTGATGACATAAAGCTGTTTAAAGAGATTGATCCTACCATAGAAGTTATCCACAAACCCGACAAGAGCTGGAAGTACGAACCGAAGCTAACTGATGAAATGTATAAGTCTAAGCCTATATGAAAGAGCTGCACCTAAATCGTAAGGAGATTGATGTTGCAAAGTACAAGAAACGCACCGCACTAAGATCCGATGTAAAAACCGTAATCAAAGAGGACGTTATTATCTATGTAGATAATCAACCTGTGTTATTGTATAAGAAGCTCGATGAAGATACCTCAGGCCTTCGTTGGGCCGTTAAAAATACAAACTATATAACCGGTAAGCGTTCAAGGGGATTGGTCTCTACAAGTGCTATATTCGGCTTTAGGCCGAGATTGGCTATGAGACAGGACTATTGCTCTGCTACCTCTATGGCTACCGATCAAAAGAAACAGCATCACGTTATATCCAGCTTCGCTAAGGAGCTGGTAAGATACTACAAACAATACTTCCCTGAACGCTATGAGTTCCACACCAAGCTGGTGGAAGAAAAGGTAATGCAAGATTGGACGATTGGCGGTAGTCCGTTCACCTCCGGAATTGTGAACAAGAACAATCAGCTCAAGTACCACTTTGATAGTGGTAACTTCAAAGGAGTGCTGTCTAATATGGTCGTTTTCAAAAAGGACGTAGCAGGAGGCTATCTAATAATACCCGAACTAGACATAGCATTAGAAGTAGCAGATAACACCCTGACCATCTTCAATGGGCAGGAAATACTACACGGAGTAAGCACCATAGAATACAACAACGATCACGCATATAGATATTCTGTTGTATATTACTCACTTGAGCAGATGTGGAAGTGCGAACCTATCAACGATGAGATAGCAAGAATACGCAAGGTGAAAACCGAGCGTGAAAAGAAACGCCTTGATCCGGAACATTTAGCTACCTTGCAGAAAAGACAGCAAGACCTAAATAGAGAAAGCGTTGAAGAGCTTCTGAAAAACAAAAAGAAGAATGACAAAATCTGACATAAATAAAAAGGCAATGATCTCCGCATTGGAGAAGTCGCTAGGAGTTGTTACAAGTGCTTGTAAGAACGTAGGAATCTCAAGAGAAACCCATTATAAGTGGTTGCGAGAGGACGAGTCCTACAAGGATGCTGTCGATGATCTTGAGAATGTTGCTTTGGACTTTGCAGAAAGTCAGCTCCATAAGCAGATTAGCGGAGGCAACCCTACCTCAACAATCTTCTATCTAAAGACTAAAGGTAAAAGGAGAGGTTATGTCGAGCGTCAAGAAATACAACACGATGGAGGCGATGGCCTCCGTATCGAGATTATAGATGGCCACACTTCAGACTAATGTTGTATTTAGGCATCTACAAAATAGCCAATCAAGAATAGTAGTAGAGCAGGGCGGTACTCGTTCCGGCAAAACCTACAACATTCTAATATGGATTATGACCTACTGTCTCCGACCGGAGAACACAGGGCAAGTCATTACGATCTGTCGTAAAACCTTTCCAGCAGTTCGGGCTTCCGTAATGAGGGATTTCTTTGAGATCCTTGAGAAAGCAGGAAGGTACAACCCCGACAATCACAACAAGAGTAGCAGCGAGTATCACCTCGGTAGTAATATGATTGAGTTCATATCGCTTGATCAACCGCAGAAGGTTCGTGGTCGTAAGCGTGATATGCTATTCATCAACGAAGCAAACGAGCTGTACTTTGAGGATTGGCAGCAACTCATTATGCGTACCACAGGTCGCATCATTATTGACTACAACCCATCAGACGAATATCACTGGATCTATGATAGGGTGATACCAAGAGACGATGCTGAATTCCACAAGACTACTTACCTTGATAATCCATTCTTATCAGGAAGCATTATCTCAGAGATCGAACGCCTCAAGCAAACGGACGAGAATTACTGGAACATCTATGGTCTTGGGGAGCGTGGTCAAAGTAAGTCTGTCATCTTCACCCATCAAGAAGTAGAGCAGATACCGGAGGGTGCATCGCTTGTTGCAGCAGGGATGGACTTCGGGTTTACCAACGATCCCACTACGTTGGTCGTGGCCTACCGCAAGGACATAGACTTATACTTCCAAGAGCTTGTGTATGAGACAGGCTTAACAAACCGTGATATACACATTAAGCTTCAGACGCTTGGCTTCGACAAGCGAACCGAGATCTTCGCTGACTCGGCAGAGCCGAAGTCAATCAAGGAGCTTCAGTTGTTTGGATGGAACATTAAACCAACAGCCAAGGGCAGGGACTCCGTAATGGCTGGTATTGATATGCTGAAGCGTTATCGATTGAATGTTACCAAGCAAAGCATTAACTTAATTAAGGAGCTACGCAACTACAAGTTTATAGAGGATCATAACGGCAAAGTACTTAACAAGCCTGTCGATGCTTTCAACCACGCTATTGATGCAGCAAGATATGCTACATACAACCGCCTGAGTAGACCAAACTACGGAAGGTACGCAGTAAGATAAAAACGTTATTTAGATATGGAAATTGACATCAAGGTTCCGGAAGGGATGCAGGACATTACACTTGAGCAGTACCAACGCTTTGCATTATTGCAGAGCGATGATGAGTTGTTCTTGTCGCAGAAGTGCGTTGAGATCTTTTGCAATGCGCCTTTGATACTTGTAGATAAGATGGCTTATAACGACGTTAAGAAGATCTCTACGAGGATATTTTCCTATTTGCAAACCAAGCCCCAGCTCATAATGAAAAAGAGCCTAGGAAAGCATATATTCGGTTTTGTACCAAACCTTGAGCAGATTAGTCTTGGAGAGTTTACGGACATAGACAGCAACATAACGGATTGGAAGAATATGCATCGAGTGATGGCGGTACTCTACCGCCCAATCGTAAACCAAGTAGGAGAATACTACGACATAGAGGAGTACGATGGAACAGACAAGTATGCCGAGCAAATGAAGCGGATGCCCCTTGATGTAGTGATGAGTGCGCTGGTTTTTTTTTATCGTTTAGGGATCGACTTGTCGATAGCTATGACTCGATATTTGGAGGTGGAGAGCAAGGAGATCTCACAGCAGAAGCAAACTTCGCAAGAAAATGGGGATGGTATGGAAGCTTTTACACCCTTGCTAAAGGGAGCGTTACACAATTTGAAAATGTTAGTAGACTCCCCATCCATAGTGCGCTTACATACTTAATGTATGAGAAAGAAAAGAACGATTTAGAAAGAAAAATACTTAAACTATGAGAGGGTATTACGACCTACTTGAAAAGCTTCGGGTGTCGCTGGAAGCGAACCCCAGCATCAACACCGTAACCGAGGGAGATCTGATTGACGTTGACTTGGCCAAGCAAACTATCTTTCCTTTGTCGCACATAATTGTGCAGAACGCTCAGTTCGAGCCGCAGACAATTACGTTCAACCTGAACATATTGTTTATGGACTTGGTTGATTTTAACAAGGATGATCCTAAAGCAGACATTCCGTTCCGTGGCAACGACAACGAACAGGATGTGCTGAATACTATGTTGGCCGCAGCCAACAAGCTATGGAGCGATCTATCAAGAGGGGACTTATATGTAGACAAGTATCAGATCTCGGGTACTCCAACCTGTGAGCCGTTCGTTGAACGGTTCGATAACCAAGTTGCAGGTTGGGATATGGGTGTTTCTATAACCATAGCAAACAACGACACAAGCATCTGCTAATGGGAGAGTTTAAGCCGGAATATCTAAAGAAATCGTTCACACGCTTTGCAGAACAGGTAGTGGCCAAGGCCAAGGCCAACTTGCTTTCAAGCAAAAAAAGCACCTCTGGAGAGCTTCTAAAAAGCATTGACTACTCATTCAAGGAAAGCCAAAGCGGAGATTCTTTTTCTCTATCTTTTTTGATGGAGGAGTATGGCGAATTTATCGACAAAGGGGTTAGCGGTATAAAGAAAAAATACAACACACCATACAGCTATAAGGACAAGATGCCGCCACGTGGCCCACTCGACAAGTGGGCAGTACGAAAGGGCTTACGAAACATTCGTGATGCCAAGGGTAGGTTCGTTTCTCGCAAGAGCTTGGTGTACCTAATTCAAAGAAGTATATACCACAAAGGCATCAAACCTAGTTACTTCTTTACAAAGGCTTTCAAGCTTGAGTTCCGCAGACTTCCAAGTGATATCAGCAAAGCGTTCCAGCTTGACCTAAACAACTTTATGAAATTCACACTAAAAAACATATTTGAGTAATGCCTATTGTATCACCACAAAGCTTAGTAGGAGCAAGAAGCCCTATATACATTACGGCTAACTATTCTGCTCTTGCAACATCTATTACTGACATAACATTTGAGGTATATGTTTGGACAGGATCACGCAGTAGCCGTCCAGCAGATCCGGTATATACTTTGTTCCGTGATGTTTTTGCAGGAACTGACGTATCGTTCGACATAGCACCTATGGTGCGTGAGTCGCTGTCTAACAATTATAGTGGCTTTACGGCCACAGGGGTTTCTTATGTACCTGATGGTAGCGTGGCTTGGGTGCAGATAGACTACAATGTTAGCTACTACAACAAATCAGATCCTCCGACAATTTCTAACGATTCAGGAAGCACAGATATCTTTGAAGCATCTAATGGCTATCACATATTTATTGAGGCAGCCAACAAAGAGGTGAACAAAGGATATGCAAGTGTCAATGCAGTTAAGTATATCAAGGACTCCGGTAACGAAGTATTGCCTATATATCTTGGTAAGTGGGGAGAGGGCTATGACATATATTGGGCATACAAAGATAGGGTGATTGCTGATGGCGGTACTGTTGAAGGCGGTAGTGCTTGTGCTAATATCGGGCTATACCAAGTAGAGTATTTAGGCGATAGTGGTTACAATGTAGACCTACCTATTACCGAAGCTGAGCTACAAAACTTACAAGCAGAAGGAAGGGTGATGTTACTGCCGTGTGGCGTTACTAATCTTACTGCTTGGTTGGATAGCGTTGAGGAGCCGTTGATTTATGTAAATTACTACGACCTTAACCTAAAGGACAAGGATGGTACGGTGTTAGATACTCGTAGGTTCTACCCTACTTGTGAGAGCAAGTATTCACCAAGCGTTATGCAGTTCGTAAACAAGAACGGAGTATGGGAGAGCATCACCTTTTTCAAGAAAAGCGAGTCT